CCGACATGATCGCGGGATATGAACGTATCGACTTCTGTTCTCGCTTGGATTTCCCCCATTTGCATATTGCGAGTCTTGTCAGTGTCGCTCGACCAAGATGGATGATTGGCGTCGATGTTAAACACATGACGTGACTGAGTCATCTCGCGGTAAGGCAGTACGCCGTTCTCCCGCATCTTCTCCTGGACCTTCTTCGGCTGCGCAAAGAACCAAGCGTCAAACGACTTGGCCTCCTTAGCCGGAGCCGTCAGGTCGTTGAGCCTAGCGCGTGTCACGCGTCACAGCGTCAACTATCTTGACGGCGGGGCAAGTGGCAAAGGTCAGATGATTAGCCTGCCCCTGTATTTGCCATCCATCTTGTGAACGTTAAGCCAAAGGAACGCTTTGCTTCCTCTGATCTTGTTCTTGCGCTTGGATAACAGCAAACCGTCTTCCATCATGATTTGAGCAAACCAACCAGGAGTAATGTATATCTCTGGGTTGGATGCAATGTAGGCAGCACAATGTTCAATCAGTTCCTTCTTGGTCATGGCATCGGGGAAAGAATCCAACGCGGTTGTCACGTGTAGTTCCATCTTAGGCCCTAGTGGTATGTCCATGCTCATAGTTTGAAATACATATTCTCCCAGAGCATCGTCGAGTCGTCGAACTTGACGTAGCCGTAACGGATCATGGTCTTCACGTAAGACTCGGTCTTGGCCGTGTCGCCCTCGGCCCGGTCACGGTCAATCATCCGGCGTAGTTGTTCGCGGCTGAAGTGCGAAGGACACTTGGCTAGCCATTGTCTCATCCAAAGCCTGTGTTCGTCATGCTTGGCAGAGATGGCCTTGCGGCCTAGCTCAGCGAGTTTGAGCATCCTGGCACGATTGGACGCCCACATATCGCGGTAACGTTCCTTGGCCTTGATGATCTCGGCTTTGTTCAGGCGCCTAGGGCGGCGCGGTTTTGTCGGGTTATTCATGGTTGTGGAAATGTATCCCTGTATCTTGCCTCTAGACCCAGACCTAGGCCGGCGTCAGCCAAGGCCGTAGGGACTGGGTGAGGGGGACTGCATCTTGTATTTGTCCCCCTCTAACGGATTGATAAAGGGTTTGTTAAAGTGGTGTGTAGTAGGTTGTCCATTAGCCTGTCATCGATTTATCCAAAGTCAAGCCTAGGATGGCCTAGGCGGTCTTTTGTGGCCTTATGGCTGTCCTCGGTCTTACGACAGACCCAAACGTCTTGGCGACCCCTTGGCGGGGCTGGAATTGGCATCCCTGCTGGACACTTCGGACGCAATCTCTGAGGGGGGCTGGCTGTATTCCCAGCGGATGACCCCCTTCTCGGCGGCGTGGCGGATGTAAATCTCGCCCTTGAACTGGTTCGCGTGGTCCTTGAGGCCGGCACGGCCACGGCGCTTGGTCAGGCCGAACTTGTAGATGGGCTCCTCGCCCTGGCATCGGAAGAGGACGGCGACCTCGCGGAACCAGTTGGTGAACTCCGAGGACCCTAGGCCCGCATAGGCTAGGTCGGCGACGGTGTGGCCTTCCTTGTCGCTGGCGGCCTTGGGCTTCCCGGTATGGTGCATGGCCACGAGCACGGCGCCTGTCTCGAGGAGGATGGGGGCGAGGTCATGGCGCAGGAACTTGGAGGCTTGCTCCTGATCGGAGACGTCGATGCCCGCAAAGGACAGGAGAGGGTCGACGAAGACGATGTCGGCCTTGTGCTCGATGATGAGGTCACGCAGGGCCGAGGTGAAGGTCGTGCCGGTGCTGACGGTGTCGCGGAAGATGGCGAGGTGGTCGCGCAGCTGAGAGCGTTCGTCGCTATCGAGGTAGGCCCCGGCGATGACGTCCTGAAGGGCTTCCCCTACGTCGAGGAAATCATTCTCAGCCTGGAGCACGATGGCCCTCAGTGGGCGGACAGGCTTGATGCCGAAGAAGTCCTTGCCGATGCACCAATGGACGGCGGCCTGCATCATCAGGGAGGACTTGCCCGTGCCGGACTGTCCGACGATCAGGAGGGAGCCGCCCTTGCAGAGCCAGCGGTGATTGCCGAGGATGCAGTTGGGGTCGTTCTTGCGGTCAGCCGAGATGAGCGCGTCGAAGTCCATGCGCTGCGGGCCGTGCTTTGCTTTCCGCCCCTTGCGCGTCTCGGCGATGGTGGCATAATGGTCGAGCAGGGTGTCGGGGTCGGTGGCCTGTTCGGCGGCGACCAGGGCACGGCGGAGGATGGCCGCGTCCGCGATCATGTCGGCGTGCTCAAGGCGGAAGGACGCTTGGCCTGCGTCACTGACTAGGAGCGAGACGGTGGCCTCGGTCACCGGGCTGTTGACCTGGCGTAGGCGCTGGCTGACCGTCAGCTCATCAGGGGCGACACCATCGACTGCCAGCGAAAGCATGGCGGCGGCGATGTCTTGATGGGCTGGCTCAAAGAAGTCGGAAGGCTGGAGGTCGCCCGGTAGGTGGGCGGCTTCGCGTAGGAGGACGCCGAGGAGGTGGCGTTCCGCGGCGACGTTATTCGGCGGGATCATGGAAGAGAGGGTTGGGGATGGGGGCGTGGGTGCCCGTGGTCAAGATGCTTTGCGTAGGACGCGGTCTAGGTCGGCCTTGCGGTAGTAAGGGACGCTCCGCGGGTTGCGGAGGATGCGGACAGGGAGGGCCATGCCGTCGATGCGGTATTGCACGCCGCGGACGGTGCGCTGGTGCTTGTGGGCATACTCGGAAAGGGTGACCCATCCCTTGGGGGCCTTAAACTTCTCGAGGGCTTCAGCTGCGGCCTTGGCGGCGGGCCAAGTCTTGAACCTGGGCGACAGGCGATAGATGAAGCGGCCTCGGCGGACGGTCTTCTGCTCGGCGTAGCCTGCCTTGACGATGCGGGCGAGCGGCAGAGAGACACCGGCTCGGGTCGTATAGCCTAGGAGGCGGACGACCTCAGTCGTCTTGTGCCAGCCTTCGGGAGTGTCGTCGGCGTTGATCGCGGCGACGAGGGCGTGGGCGTCGAAGCGCTTCATAGCACAGCCCCCCACTGCTCTGCCATTGCTTCGGCAACACCTTCAAAGGTTTTGCTGCTCTGCTTGGCGTTTTTGCTTACTCCGATTGAGTAAGAATGCCCACGCTTCTTTCCTCCAGTGTTAGAGGGTAGGTATGGCTTGTGCTCTTTGACCATATTGGTGGGAACTAGCATTGGCAGATTTTTAAGCCACAAAAGCGTGCGCTTGCTGTATGCGTGACCAAACTGCCAAGGCTGTATTGCCTGGGTGTGTTCTGGCAGATCGTAAACCTTCATGGGCGTAGGGTTCTCAACGGCGATAAACTTTGCTTTAGCGTTCAGCATAGCATTGAAGAAATCCTTGGCAGCTAGTCCTAGTGAAAGCCTTTTTTGGTTTAACTCTCCGCCAGCATAAAGCCATCGAGCACCGGCCTTGCTAAGGTATGTGCAAGGAGGGTGGGCGATTACCAAATCCCATCCTGCGTTGATGTGTTTAAGTACGTCGTCCTTGATATGCCATTCTGGATGGCCTCCAGAGCAGTCCTGCACGTCGCAACTGTAAGCTTCAAATCCTCTAGCCCTGAAAGCCTTGCATACCGTTTGGCTTTCTTCGCAAGCAATGAGTATGCGCTTCATCGGGCCTTCGGGGTGAAGACCTTGAGGTCAGTCGTCCAGACCCAGCGGGAGCCGACGCGGTGGACGAGCCAGACCTTCCAGTCCTTGCCGTCAACCCAGCCTGCGGCGAAGCCTGAGCCCCAGCGGGAGGTTGCGAGGCGGTGTGAAGCGTAGGCCATGGCGTCTTTCTGGCAGAGACAGCCGGCGGAGAAAGCGGCGCCGCCTTCGGCCTTGGTCAAGTTAACCTGGGCGAGCGTGTGGGTGTGGCCGTGGATCAGAGCGCCGCCGCGGTCGGCGTAGTGCTTGCCCTGCTCGGCGGTGGCGTTTAGGCCGTGAGCGTAGCCGTGGATAAAGGCGACCTGACCTAGTCGGTATACGCCCTTCTCGGCATGGTAAGGCAGGATGGTCTTGGCTCCGCAGCTCTTCGCGGCGGTCTTGATGCGGGCCTCTAGGTCGGCGCAGTAGTCACGCACCAGGGCGGAGCCGGAGGTATGCTGGAGGGCTTGGGCGCGGTGCTCGTGATTGCCCATCAGGTAGACGGTGGGCTTGGTGCGCTCAAGGAAGGCTTCACCGGCCTCGATGTCGGAGATGAGGGACTCGGCGCCTTCGGCATCCTGACCAGCCCCACGGCGCAGGGATCGGAAGTCGAAGCAGTCGCCGAGGTGGACGCGGACGGTGGGCTTGTAGTCCTTGATGAACTCGACGAGGGCCTCGACGGCGTTCTCGTCGGCCATGTCGCCGTGGTTGTCACCGAAGGCGACGAAGCGGGTAGGGTTGCTCATTAGCGGACGTTGATGTAAGGGATGGGCTTTCCCGCGTCGAAGGCCGCGAGCATCTCGTCACGGCGCTTGCGGGCGGTCTCGAGGTCGCTGGCGATGTTCTCGACGATGTCCTTGCCGCGACGACGCAGGCGGAACCAATAGCAGTCGCCTAGCTTCTGGAGGTGGTGGTTCGGGTTCTCGGTCTTGATGAAGGCGGGGCGGTCGTTTCGCCCGGTGCGGGTATACTTCGGACAGGCCAGCAGGAAGGCCACGCGGTCGGGGGACAGGCCGACCTTGTTCGCCCAGCGCAGCGTGTCGGTGTTCAGAGTTTCCATGAGCGGGCGAGGTTGCGGCCTTCGGTCATGATCGCGTTACGCGAGGACGGCCTGAAGATATACTC